TTGTGCTGTTCGATTTTACGCTGGATGTTGCTCAATATTTAACGGACATTAACCAATACATTACCGACCAAGGCAATCACGGCCACGGTGATGATTTGGTGGTGTATCAAATGCCGGAGCAGTCGGTGAGTTTGGTGGTGGATATTTGGCATGATGCTGCGTTAAGCACGACCGATATCAGCAGCCTGCAACAACAAGTGACTGATTTTATCTATGCTGCGTTTCGCCAAAACAAAAGCTACACAGCAACACTGACACAGCCTTATTCACGGTTTGCACTAAGCCAATTAAAAGCCGAGCTCCATGCTGAGTTTGCAGGCTTGGTGGATATTGAGTTTGACCAATCAAGCATTGTGACTGAGTTGTGGGTGCCGAGCCTGGACAGCTTAACCATCAATATGCAGGCGGTGGGCTAATGGTTGAGATAAAGCTTCGGTTTTGGCTGGGTGGTGATCAGTTTGATCGCTTAATCACAGCGGCAAAAAGTTGGTGGCAACAAGCCCAAGATTGGATCTATTGGCCTTTAGAGCAAACCGATCCACTGACTTGCACGGTGGATATTTTAGATTTGATCGCGTTTTCGCGTGACATTGAACGGTTTGCAGATGAACCGTTGAGTTTGTACCGCAAGCGCGTGAAATACGCATTAATTAACGCACAAGATGCTGGCAGCAAAGCAGGCTTTATTCGTATTTTTGAGCGTTTGGGCATTGGTTATTTAGAAATTGACGAGCGTGTGGATGCGACGGATTGGGATGTGATCCTGCTTTATCTTTCTGACAGCCAATTGGCTGAGAACGTGGATCTGCTAGGCCACATTATTCGCAAATATGGACGCACTTGCAGGCGTTATCAATTAACCGTGATTAATCCAATTGAGTTGCTCGTTGAAAACTATGAAACCGGCGGCCAATGGGATTATGACGTGGCAAAACAAGAAATTGAACCGTGGCTTGCAACAGCAAGCACTGAGCAAGTGACGGTGGGCAACAGTTGGGGATTAGATGTCGCAAGACTTTAAGAGGGTGTTATGGCTTTTATAACAAAATTAGGTGAAAACCAAATAGCAGCAAAACAAGGTGCGAGCGAGGTGTTAAACATCACGCAGTTTGTGTTTGCGAACATTGACGGCTTGGACGTGAACAACGAACCGGTTGATCGCGTTGAAACCATGCCGGCCCCAGAAGACATTATGGACACACGCACGGTGACACGTTCGGGGTATGTGAACACGAATCAAGTGGTGTATTCGATTGTGCTGGATTCGGGCGTGGGTGATTACGACTTTAACTGGGTTGGCTTGATTGATGATGAAGGTGTGTTGATTGCTGCGACCTATGTGCCGTTAATTCCAAAACGAAAATCAACCGGCGGTGTGCAGGGTAATAACCTGACTCGCAATTTTTTGATTGCGTATAGCGGCATTCAATCAACCACGGCGATCAACGTGCCGGCTGAAACCTGGCAAATTGATTTTACAGCCCGACTTGATGGCATTGACGAACGCGAGCGTTTATCTAACTTTGATATTTACGGCCATGAAGCGTTTTTAGATACAGGTTGGATGGTGGTTCGCCAGGGGAGCACGGATGTCTATGACGTGTTGCCTGGTGTGGGCTATGTCGGCGGCATTCGTATTGCCAGCGCCGTGGCTCAACAAGTGACCGTGTCAAGCCCACCGGCATCAATTTGGGTGGATGTGTCGCTGCAGGGCGATGTGTCTGACAAATCAGCGGTAGTGGCGTTTATTGCTGATGCAGTGAGCCATGATGATTACACCGATGGTAATGGCTTTGAGCATTATCTCACCAAGTTAGCCGATATTGATGGTGCGGGTAATGTGGTTGACGTGCGAACGGGTGCTTCATTGGGTGATGTCTCGCCAGCAGACTTAACAGCGATGGAAACTTCAATTTATCAAAACTTAAGCGGACGAAAAGCGACATCTCCTGATTATCCTGTGGTGCAAGGTGGTTTAGTTTCTTTTACTCACGGATTAAGCCAGGCACCAACCAAAATAGCGGTGTTTTTGCGCTGCTTAACCGCTGAGTTTGGTTATTCAGTGGGAGATGTAATCACGCTTGATTTTGCCAATTTCACTGCGACGTCATTCACACACAACACCGGTGGAACGGTGAAAGTGGATGGTTCATTGGTTCAAATTCGATTAGCTAGTTCAGAGAATAATGATTCAGCAGTGTTTGCTCACGATTGGACAACAGGCGAGCGTGCGGCATTAACGAATGCTAATTGGGTCGTGTTTATGGAGGTTGAGTGGTAATGGTTCGTTTTTATAGAAATAGCGATGGCAACTATATTGGTGCGTTTGAAGGCGCCACACCTGCAGGCGGTATTGAAGTGCCTGGCGCGCCAAAAACAGCTAAAGACATTTGGATCGATGGTGAGTGGGTAACACCAACCACGATTTCGGCATTAAAAACCCAAAAAAGCGCAGAGATTGATCTTGCATACCAAGCTGCAGAAGCAGCAACGGTGGATGTGCTTGGATATACCTGGTTTGGTGGCAAATCCAGTGCTGCAGCGATTGAAGAAGCCAAACGCTTTGCTGAAGGTGCGGGTGAAACGCAAGCTGAAATTTTTGATGTAACCGGCACCTGGCACATGTTATCACTGGCCGACATTCAAACCGTGTATGTCGCGATTGGCATTGAAGCGCGGAACAACAAGAAAAAATACACCAATTATCAATTTGCATTAGCCGCCGCCACAACGGAAGCGGACGTGAATGCAATCACGGTGGATTTTAGTTAATGCCAACTGTGGAAAAACTCACGAAATGGCAACGGTTTGGCACCTTGCTGAGCCAGTTATTAAACCTGTTTGCATTTAATGGGCGCGTGATCTGGTCGGTATCTGCTCGCAGCTATTACCAGGGGCGTGTTTTGGGTGACCGTAAGTGGTTAAAACGAAAATTGCTGATCGATAAGTGGTGGTATCGACTTTTTAAAGAGAAATATCACTGTAAAAAAGCCCATCAACGTCTGCTGATGTTGGCGAAAGAGATTTTAGAGGGTAGAGAGTCATGTTAGGTTATGTCATAAAAGTCAAAAAAAGTAACCCACGTATTGAAATGACTGTCGATACGGCAAGCGCAACGGTGGGTGATTTGATTACGTTCGTCGCCAAGCCCTTTGATATTTCTGGCGCGGTAACGCAGGTGGTATGGAAGGTTGATGGCGTTACTGTTGCAACTATTACAGACTTCTCAAGCGTAGTTGAATATCAAACAAACCAGCTAGTGTTGGGCGCTCATACTATCACTACTGAAACATCGTATTTTAGTAGCAAGACAGGGCAAGTTGAGGTTATTACTAAAGATTTAGTGATTGCTATTAGCGATAGTTCGCACCAAGTTGTAGTTGATTACGCACCACCTTGGGAATCAAGCATAACTAGATTGCCCGTTGACGAAGACGGCTGGACAGATATATCGCCAAAAGGAACTGATCATCAATTTGCGTATGTTTCAAAAACGGGCAATGATTCAACGGGTGTAGTGTATAACTATCAAAATTCTACATTTGCCGATTATTTTAACCCAACAGGTGAGTCAGCATTTGCCACCGTTGAAGCAGCAGTTGCAGCGTGCTTGCGAGTCGGCGAGTCTGACTATGTATGTGTTGAACGTGGTGATGATATAATTCAAACAGTAGCATTAAATTCTGTTGTTGCAGGAAATTCAAATTATCATCACATCACAGCATATGGCTCTGGTAATAGACCTTTAATAAAAGTGGCTTTATCAGCTAGTGCGTTTATAAGCAATTACGATGGTAATTTAGCGATAACCCATCTAGATTTGTATTCTCATGAGCGAGATCCAGACTCCCCTGATTTTGTGGGATGGATGAACCTTTCTAATAATATCGGTATTTTCTCATATAGAGGTAGTGTGTTAGCTGAGGGTTTACTGGTTGAAGGGTGTCGTTTCCGTCACTTCGAGTCAGGCTTTTACATATCAAGCGGTAACCACCTTAAACTGCATACTCAAATTGTTTCGCGCAGGAATACGTTTGATACGTTGTGGGGCGGGTTCAGCATCGGCACATATTACGTTGACTGCCAGTATGTTCTTCAGGAAGAGATTACATATCACAAATGCGGCTATTTGGAGAGATACGAAGGCGTTGAAGCTGACGACAAAGGCAAATACGGTGATGAGCTACAAACGGTATATGGTCATATAAAAACAACAGTCGCAACATCTCTAACATCTAGTGATGTAGTAACCGTGGAACTTGCCGATCCATTACCATTAAATACCCCCATCGGCACAGAATTGGTAATCATTACAGATAGTAATGACACACGAAGAATGCCTATTTTGTCGTTTACAGGATCAACAGTTACTTTAGATGCTGGTACATACTCTACAGCTAGAGACTTTAGCTCAGATAATGCTACGGCTGGCAATTTAGCCATTGTGCGTGTTTATGGCGCTTGTTCCGTTCATCACTCTAAATACTTTAACTATTGTCAAAATGTCATATCGCGAAAAGAAGTATCAATTTTACCTGCTTCGATGTATGAGAAATGGATAAACAATGATGAGGATGTAACAACAACCTTAGATGTGTCAGCGTATGACAATTTAATCATTGATGGTGAGATTGGGTATTCAATCGGGGGCAATAATGACGTCGCTACAACACCGCGTTTTGTAAACTTTGACATCGCTTATAATGTATTTGCCCATATCGGACACACAAATCCATCTGGTAGAGAGATTGCGTGGGCAATGACTTCCTCTGACCATTCTGGAAGTAAATTTAGAAACAATCTTGGGGCATTCCCGATTGACACAGTTGCAGCAGATGCTAAAGGCTTAACACTTAAACGTTCAATGACTGCAACATCATTTACTGACAACTTGCTGCTTGGGTATGATGCGCCATACATTAGTGAATTATTACCAGAGCAAGACTATACGTTACGTGGAACGCTAGTTGCTGAGCCAGTAGCAGGTTTTGTAAATACCGCAGTTAGACTAGAAGATTTCACAGGTGATGTTGATACAGATACAGCAATTGACTCGTTTGTTACATCAATTATTGATAGAGACATAAACAATTGGGTTAGGCCTGATGAAGACTATAAAGCATTAGTTCGCGCTGGACTCACCACGGCGTCTGGATTGCCAATCATTATTGCGAATCCAGATAATGTTGAGTTTGCCGATGGTGACACTGTGTCATTTAGCGTCGATGTATACTCAGTAACAGGCGCTGTCAGCTACCAGTGGTACAAAGGCGGCGTGGCTGTAACCGGAGCGACCTCAGCGACATACACAGCAACACTAGCATCAAGTGATGACGAAAGCACTGTTTATTGTGACGTTACAAATTCAAACGGTACAGTCTCGACAGCATTAGCAACGCTAACTGAAATTAGTGTTGTCAATAAGATTGTAGACGCAAACGACTATTCGACAGGGAGTTGGTCTAAGCTAAATCTGACTGTGGCTTATGATGCAACTGAAAGCGCTTACAAGCTAACAGGGACAAATACAGGGGCTGAACAACGCATTCAACAGTCAGTTGCTCAAACCGGAAGTGCAGAAGCTATCAGTTTTGATATTAAGGCTGATACCGCTCAATATTTCGGGCTGAATCTACAAATTGAAGGCACTTGGACGCGGCTTGCGTTCGATGCTGTGTCAGGTACTTTTGGACACCCAACAGCGAATAATATTATTAATTATTCTGTGCAAGATATGGGCGATGGATGGTTCAGATGTGGCGTTAGCTTTACTGAAAGAACAGTCAACGCAGTGACGCTTGGCATTCACAAAGGCTTGGGCGCGGGTGGTCATTATGTAGACACAACAGGTCTGGCAGTTTGGCTGCGTAATGTCATGATTGAAGATGGTGCGGTTATTCATGGATATGTTGCCCCTTAAGTGATTTTAAAAATGAGGTTATATGTGGCACTCACTAACCCTTAACGGAACGCTACCCGCGATTAATGGGGCGATAAGTCTGCGACTTATCAGCCCTTGGCAGTGGGATGTCGCTGAACGCAATGGCGGGGCAAGTTGGTTATCGTTCCCGAATGCAGTGGCGTGGGCTTCTGATTTGGTGGAGCCTGATCAAGCGTTGTTGGTGGTTGCAGTGGCGGCAAATAATGTGCGTGCATTAGCGGACCAGGCGAAACGATTAAATGCAGCTTTGCCGTTGAAGCCGTTATCTCAATTAGCACGCATGGCAAGTTCAATGGCTGCGTTAGAAACTAGCAAGCTTAACCTGGTTGACTATAGTGATACGGCAACCGACTTACCGATCAATTCCATGCCAAATGTGTTGGCAGCATACAAAAAACAGTTAAGCAGTGATGCAATGGCGCAGGCCGATGCGTTAAGCAGTGCTGATCCGCTGGCGATGTTAGATAGCATTAATGCAGAACGAGCAGCGTTAAATACTGAGATTGACACGAGCTTGCCGGCACTTTCTGGTGGTGATGGTTGGGTTTTTTATGCATCAAGCAACGGTCAAACAACCATCAAACAAAATCACCCTGGTGCGGAATATACCCAGACGGCAATGCTGATATTACAAGGTGATGATGCTGTGTTAGCACCACTAGCAGCGAGGTTATACAGTGATTAGATTAGGCGACACACAAATTAAGGGCCATAACATTAAAGTGCATGCCTCAATGGCGTTGCCGGCTGATGATTTATCGGGTCAGTCGAGCATTACTGAAACGGGTGAAACCGGTAACAAAGCAAAGCAGCTGACGATATCGATGGCGATTAGCTTTAAAAATAGCGCGGAATTAACCAAGTTGATTAATTTGGCTGAGGCCACCGACAGCAACGGTGCGCGTGTGGTTTATAACATTGTGAACACCACAGCCGAAGCGTGGCGGATTCGCCAGGTGGTGTTTAAAAATGAAATCTCATCGCGTGAGGATGAATCCACTGAGCAGTGGTTTGTGACGTTTAAGCTGCATGAAAAGCGCAGTGTGCCGGAAAAAATAGAGTCGCGTTCGGCGAGCCAGCCAGCTGCAGACCAAGCAGCTGCCGGCAATGATGTGACAACGGGTGCAGCGACAGCAGAAGAACCTCAACAGCAACTCAGTTCGATTGAGCAGAAAGTGAAGCAAATCGACAATTATTTAGGCGGGGTGTTTGCTGATGAAGCTTAATCGCGCATTAACTATTGGCGGTGTTGCTAGGAAGCTGCTGAACGATAAGGTGAGGCTGAATTTGACTGCGCCGGGGGCGGCACGGTTTGAGGTTGTGAATGAGCAGCCGATCGAGCGTGGTCAGTCGGTGGTGTTTGATGTCGGTTATAGCTCACAAGCAGCCATGCAGCGTTTTTTTATCGGTTTGGTGACGGATGTCGATTATGAAGCCAAGGGTAAAGTAATTGTGTTTTGCCGTGAATTAAGCTGGGCTTTGCATCGACCGTTGCCGCTAAATTTGCGGCATGTATCGTTGGTGGATGTGTTGGCGCATGTCGAGTCGCTAACGGGCTTGACGTTTTCTGTGCCTGATGTGGCGTATGCCAAGCGAAAGGTGGCTAAGTTTTTTAATGTGGGTACTGGATATCAAGCCTTAGACAGTATTGGTCGTGTGTTTGGCATTGATGACTATCTCTGGCAACAGCAGGCTGGCAAGCTTTATGTGGGCAGCTGGGCGGACTCGCGCTGGGCTAAGCTGGGTAATATTGAGATTGAAGAAGCATTGTTTGCGAGTAAACAGGCAAAAGGCATGGCTAAGATAGCGGTGTTGCCACAGTTGCGACCTGGGCAATTGGTGAATGGCGTTCGCTTGAAAAGCGTGCAGTTGCAAAACAGTTTTATGGATTTGGAATGGACCAGCAACTAAAGCAGGCGATATTGCGTTTATTCCCCGATCTGGCGAGTGGTTATCATTTGCCGGTGTTTGCTGAGGTTGTTGCAGTGCGTGAAACACCAGCGCAAGGCGCATTTTGTGACGAATTTAGACCGTATTATGCGGTTGATGTGCAAGTGCTTAATGAGCATGGCGAACCTGATGATGCATGGCCAGTGTTGCAAGATGTGATTTTGAGTGTGCCGGTAGCAGGTCATGAAATGGGCCAGTTTGCTTATCCTGACAATGGCGCCTGGGTGGAGCTCGCGTTTGCGTATGGTTCACCGAATCGGCCTTTTATCCGTAGTGTGTTGCCACATCGATTGAGTTTGCCACCGTTGCAGCGGGGCGAACAGCGTTGGCAGCATAACAGCGAGTCATTTCAGCGAATTGATAAAGACGGCAATCATGAGCGAAAAACGGATGTCGATATTCACGATGAGTCGTTAAAACGCTTAATTGAAGCCGTGATCAACACTGAGGACTATCACCAATCCACCAAAACCACGGCAAGCAATGACACAGAGGTGATCGGCGCGTTAAAACTGATCAAAGCCCTGGGCGCGATGCAGCTGTTATCCGGTGGTAGCTTAGATGTGGCCAGCACGGATAAATTACGTCTAACAACGCAAGCTGATTTGTTAATCAAAGCCCTGGGTGACATTAACCAATCGGTGGGTGGTGACATTAATAGCGAGACTGCAGGTACGCAACACTTTGAAGCCGATAAAAGTTGGATGGGCAGCAGTGACGAGAACATTTTTGGCATGATGGCTGAGTTAATGGCGGCGGTTATTCAGCTTTGCAATGTGTTGGAAACACACACGCACCCAAGCACGGGAGCCATTACCCAGGCGAGTGGCATTAGTAATGCTAGATCATTGGTAAATGGGATTAAAGAACGGCTTGAGCCGATTATTGAGTAATGCAGGAATTACGCTGCGGTGCATGCCGCAAGAAACTCGGCGCGGGTATTTTTATCGCTGAATTGATAGACAACGATTTGTAACATCAAAAATTACGTGTTAGTTTATAAAAACACCTAAATATAGGTGTTCGATGT